ACTATTGCAGGACACAATTAAACGAACCTAGATGGATGTATGGTCATACATCTACGATTGAATCTAAGATACCATTTTGGTATATGGAACTTAGTGAGAATAAATTTTTTAGAGATTTTATGTTTGGAAAAATACAGGAAGCAACAAATCAAAAATTTATTCTTCATCGAGTTTACGCAAATGGTCACACTTATGGACAAGATGGTGACATTCATAAAGATGATTTGAGATCAACTCATAAAACTTTTTTGTTTTATCCTCTTTTGTGGAATAGTGAGTATGGTGGTCAGACAGAATTTTTTGATGACTGCATGAATAAAATTGACGAATGCACTCCCAAACAAAACACTGGAATATTATTTCCTGCAAATGTATTTCACAGAGGTACTGCTCCAAGCACACCAGAAGCAAAGTTGAGGATTACAGTAGCATTTAAGATGGAACAGACCTCTTGACAAAGCAGGTTACATGCTATACAATAAATACTGAAAATATCGGAAAGACTATGGAAGTCACTATTTACTCATTGAATGGATGTAAGTATTGTGTTCTTGCCGAAGAATTAATGCAACGAGTTAAAGTAGATTATCAGAAAGTGGTGGTCAATCAAGACATTAGTTCAGAAGACTTTAAGGCACAATATGATAATGGAAGCAATTCATTTCCACAAATTTATATTGATGGAAAAAATTATGGAGGACTGGTAGAAGCAATTCGTCATTTTCAGTCGATCGGAAAACTATGACATGCACGAAATAAATAAAGGTGTAGAAATAATGTTAAGGGGGAGAGTAAAGGCAAAGGATGCAAGGAAGATAGTATCAGTTATTAAAACTTTAACCCTTTTCTCAAAAAAATATAAGTTTACTTTTGAGATTGTAAGGGAACACTAATTTTTACCCACACTCAGGAGAGAAGAACATGGAACTAATCACCCCCTTTTTAGTATTCTTCTCTGTGTCTTTGTTATTTCTGTTTTTGTTTTTGGGATTTATTTTTGGGTGGATCGTAAATAGCATCGTTACTTCCATTAGAGATAATCCTATCAATAAAATTAAGCATCCAGAAATGTTTGATGAGCACGGAAATCTCATGCCAGATGAGTTAATTGCTTTTACTTTTGAAAACTATGATTACGAAGAGGATTATGATGACGACTGAGGAGTTCTGAAATGATTTTAGTTGATATGAACCAGATTATGATTTCAAATCTTATGGTACAAATAAAAGGATTTGAAATTAATGAAAATTTGGTTCGCCATATGATCTTAAAAAATATTCGATCTTATGAAAAAGAATTTAGTCCTAAGTACGGAGAGATGGTTCTTGCTTATGACAGCAAGCACTACTGGCGTAGGGATTATTTTCCTTATTATAAGCAGAATAGGAAAAAAGATAGAGAAAAATCTGGATATGATTGGAATGCTATTTTTGAAGTCTTGAATAGAATTCGTGATGAAATCAAAGAGTATTTTCCATACAAAGTTGTTGAAGTATATGGTGCTGAAGCAGATGACGTTATCAGTACTCTCACTGCTTATAAAGCATATAAAAACGAAATTCTGGAAACCCCAGAAAAGGTTCTAATTCTTTCTGGAGATAAAGATTTTATTCAGTTGCAAAAATATTCATTTGTAACTCAGTTCAGTCCTATCCAAAAGAAATATATTAAAGAAGCAGATCCTCTCAGATATGTTAAAGAACATATTATCCGAGGAGATAAATCTGATGGTATTCCTAACTTTTTGTCGCCTGACAATATATTAAGGAAGCAGATCCTTTGCGGTATGTTAAAGAGCATATCATCAGAGGTGATAAGTCTGATGGCATTCCTAATTTCTTATCTGCAGACAATACGTTTGTAAATGAGTATCGTCAGAAACCAATAAATAAGAAGAACCTGGAACTATGGATTACACAAGATCCTTTAGACTTCTGTAAAACGCCAGAAGAAAAGGCAAACTACATGCGAAACAAGAAATTAATTGATTTCAATTGTGTTCCGAAAGAAGTAGAAGATAGTATTATAGAATGCTATGAGAGTTTAGATGTTTCCACAAAACAAGTTCCCCTTGCATATTTTCAAACATATCAATTGAAAGACTTGATGCAAGATTTTTTCTTTAAATCGAATTCATTAACATTTGGGAGTTGAACCATGAGACTGTTGTTATCTGAAATTTTTCAAAAAGTTTCAAACGCAAAAACTAAAGATGAAAAAGTTGCTATTCTGCAAAACAACAATAGCGATGCCTTACGAAAACTGTTGATCTGGAATTATGATGAAAGTATTTCATCTGCTCTTCCTCCTGGAGAAGTTCCATACACACCAAACGAAGCACCATCAGGAACCGAGCACACCAAGTTAGAACACGAATCAAGAATTCTTCATCATTTTGTTAAAGGTGGATCTAATCTAGATCAAACAAAGAGAGAGATGATGTTCATCCAACTTCTAGAAGGATTGCATAAATCTGAAGCAGAACTTCTTTGCTTAGTAAAAGATAAAGCTTTGCAAACCAAATATAGGATTACCTTGAATGTAGTTAAGGAAGCATTTCCACAAATTCAGTGGGGTAGTCGTACATAATGAAAATACTACATCAAAATTGTGATCCGAAAATGGCGAAGGATAAAACTTTGCCACTCAATTCATATCTTGTCACGTATTTAATTGATGGGGCAACAGCATATGACATTGTAATTAGTCATAAAAGAGCAGAGATATTTGATCATTACTGGGATAATTATCGAACTGCTTTAAAATCTATTAGATGGACAGATGGAACTGTCAATCCAAAACTCTGGGGAAATCAAGTAAAAACGGAAAAGAAAAAATGAGGCACATTGTTTTTAATCTGATCGATTGTGATCAAAATCTTATTGATGATGAAGAATACATCAGAGTGTCTCTAGAACAGTCTGCAGAAATATGTGGAGCAACTTTAATTAGTACCAGCTCTCATAAATTTACTCCGCAAGGAGTTACTGCTATTGCTTTACTTTCCGAAAGTCATATAAGTATTCATACTTGGCCAGAGAAAAAACTTGCGGTGTGTGATGTTTTTACATGTGGAACCACAGCAAAACCAATGAAAGCAGTTATTCATATGGTTAAAAAATTTGATGCAACAGATTGTATTTTAGAAGAGGTTAATAGAAATCATGAGTGAAAATTATGATGTTTCTCAATCAGTAGTTGATGTAACAGTCGAAGATATTACTGATAAAGTAAATGAAGAACAGCAGCAAGAAGAAACTGAAGAACAGCAGGTACAAGAATTTTCATTGACGCCTCAGCAAATTAAGGAGGCGATTGCAAATTACGAAAAACAAAAGAAGAAAGCAAAACTAGAAAAAAAGAAAAAGCAAAGTTTTGCCTATGAAGTAGGAAGACTTGATGGTATTAAATCTGCAAGAAAAAAGCAAGTTGCTTTGAATAGATTAATTAATAAAGTGCAGAGAGAAAACGACATTCGTAAACAATCTGAGGAGACTGCAAATGAGCCAGGTTAAACTGATCGCTATCACCCAAGGAGCGGGTGAACTGATTGAGCAAAATGCTCAGGAAGTAATTTCTTACATTGCTCGTGTAAGCAATCCAAATAATCAACTTAATTTTGATACGGCATCTGGTCTTCTGCGATATTGTATTAAGCATGAACATTGGAGTATCTTTGAACATGCTTTTATGACCTTGGAAATTAACACTACTCGTGGTGTGGCGGCTCAAGTTCTTCGTCATAGGTCGTTTACATTTCAAGAATTTTCGCAACGATATGCGGATACAAACTTGCTTGCTGATAAACCAGCAGTTCCAGATCTTCGCAGGCAAGATACAAAAAATCGCCAGAACTCTATTGACGACTTCGGTGACTATGTTAAACTAGGTATGCAAGCAGAGATCCAAGAATATTTCCAGAAGGGACAAGACTTGTATAATAGTCTTCTCAATAGGGGCGTGGCAAAGGAATGTGCAAGGTTTGTGCTCCCGTTGGCAACACCGACAAGAATTTACATGACAGGATCATGCAGGTCATGGTTGCATTACATTGAGCTTCGCTCTGCTAATGGAACTCAGAAAGAGCATATGGTTATTGCAGAAAATTGTAAAGAAATTTTCAAAGAGCAATTTCCTACAGCAGCGGAAGCAATGGGATGGAACAGTTAGAAATATCTCATACTCACTTTTTAAATCCTGGCATCAGTTCCATAGTTTTACCAGAAAAATATCTTTCGATTATCAAAGATGAATGTTCAAAAATAATGGAAGATTTTGATGCCAATGAAAGTGAGGTAAACAATAGTAGATTGGCTGGGCAATTAGATAAAGAATATAATCTTACTCGTACTCCAGTAGTTTTAAATGCAGTAATAAACAATCTTTGTAGAGAATACATTCAGTATTGGACTAAACGAGAAGTTACAAACCATCAATTTAAAATTCAAGATTGTTGGGTAAACTATCAAAAACAGCATGAGTTTAATCCAATACATGATCATAATGGAATGTTTAGTTTTGTATTATGGTTACAAATACCATATGATGTAGAGGAAGAGTTATCATTACCTCATTCTGCAAAATCAAATAGTCCATGTTCTTCGTTATTTTCTTTTCACTATGCAAATTTGAGAGGAGATATATCCACTCACTCTCTTAAAGTTGGCAAAAAACATGAAGGAACTTTAGTTTTATTTCCATCATGGCTCAAGCATAGTGTAAATCCGTTTTATACTTCGGATGATTTTAGAATATCTATTTCTGGGAATATAATTCCTACGACCGATGCCGACTATTCACTTTTTCCAACCACAGTTCAAGGAGATTTCAAATGAACAATCAAGAGGTTTTAAGTATTGCAAGAGAATGCGGATTGGTTTTTAATAACAATCACGATATTCTTGATTTCTATCAGAAGATAAGAAAGGAACTTAAGAAAGAATTTGCGGAAGATAGTAAAGAGGAAAAATAATATGTACTATGAATGCGATCTCAA